TGTCTGGAGAAGATGGAGTTCAAGTCTGATGTGGGCACTTGTTGTAATAACATTGATGGGTGATACTGTCAATGCCAAAATCTATAATGAATACAGTAACATCTCTAAGTGTTTGATTGCAAGAGAGTTATTGGTTGTGGATATGGGTGGTGTGAATGGATTCCCCTTACCCGATACCCAAGCAGTCTGTATTCGCAGAAAGTAACTATCCCACATTCATGATAATCCTCAGTCGATTTATCACCTCTGTATAATAAGTATTCGTGTAACATAAGTTACATTTTAAGGAGATAATTATGTGGACTAAACCTACTGCAACAGAAATGAGATTTGGGTTTGAAGTGACAATGTATGTGTGTAACCGATAGGGAATACATAGCACGTTTACTTGAAACACTAGATTGTATATAAGGTCTTCCCCTTTGTGTCATAAATAGATGCAAAGGGGATTACTTTATATGACGATGAATTTCTTTGCAGGCCGTGATGGTTTTATCTGGTGGTTCGGTGTGGTGGAAGACCGCAATGACCCACTAGCACTTGGACGTGTGCGTGTTCGTGTTTACGGATATCATACAGATGATAAAATCAAACTTCCTACTATTGACTTACCTTGGGCGTTCTGCATCCAACCAACAACATCAGCATCTGCTGGTGGTATCGGTTCTTCTCCCACAGGCCCGATTGAAGGCACTTGGGTGATTGGATTCTGGAGAGACCCAGACTTTATGCAAGAACCTATGGTGTGGGGAACTATCCCAGGCATCGCTCCTCCAAACGCAGTCCCCTCTGGTGAATCTCCATATACCTTTGACCCCTCTCAAAGAGTTCCTGTTACAGAACCCTCTTCCTCTACATCTGTAGCAGATGGAACACAAACAGAATTTACAACCCCTGCTGATACAACAGACGGAACTGTGATGGTTCGTGTCAATGGTGTTGTTCAATCAGCAACCAATATTCCCCCATCATCTCCTAATAACGTTGAGTTGTCGGAAGGTGATTATTCGGGTGGAACAAATTACTCAGCAGAAGACTTTTCTCAATCTCGTTTTGCGTCTAACATTGCCTCTAAGATTAATACTCTGGCACCACAGTTGCGTGAACGGTTTGCGAATGGTATCAAGAAGTTCCTTGCAGACAATAGACCAGAACTGGATTGTAATATCTCGTTTGGTTATCGTTCACTAGGACAACAACAAGAACTTAGAACTCGTTGGGCACAAGGCAGTGGTGGATACGCAGCACAGCCTGGTTACTCTTGGCACAACTATGCGTCAGCGATTGACCTAACTATCTACTATGATAATGGACAGACATATGATTCGGGAACTCAAGGTGTTGCAAGATATACACAGACTGCTCGTGCTGCGTTTGCTCCTTATGGTTTGGTGAATGAGATTGAGAATGACAGTGGACACTTCTATCCATCGGTGTTTGGTAGAACTCCTCCTTCAAGTTTGAGGGCAGGAACAATCACCTTGGCGGATTACGCTGTTGAAAAAGGAGTTGCATAATGTCATACAGAATTGAAAATAATAAAGTCGTATTCGATACTCCCCCAGCAGAAGGTGCTGAGGTAGAAGTTGTTGTTTCAAGAACAAATAATCTTCAAGGGTTCTCTGACCCCAACTCGTTTTATCCTCGTAGAGTAAACGAACCAGATACCAATAGACTTGCCGCAAATGATTTGCGTAACCAACATCCAGTAGTTCAACGTAGAAGAGAAGGTGTTGATGATTTAACGGGCGAACCTAGAACTCCTTACGGAGCCCAGTATCCTTACAACCATGTTCGTGAAACTGAGTCTGGACATATCCAAGAGTTTGATGATACTCCAGGCAGGGAACGTATTCATGAATACCATCGTAGTGGAACTTTCTATGAAGTTCACCCAGACGGAACTAGGGTTACTAAAGTTGTGGGTGAAGACTATGAGATTGTTCACAAGGATAAGAGTCTTCGTGTAAGAGGTAACGTCAAAGTCTTTGTTGACGGAGATGCATCACTCTATGTGCGTGGTGACATGGATGCACAAGTTGATGAGAACCTCAAGTTCAATGTCGGAAAGAATATTGACTTCCATGCTGGCCAGAACATTCGTATGTTTGCCAACCAATCAATTGAAGCAACAGCACAGACTACCGCAAATATTACTTCGGTAGGAAACATGCATCTTCAGACTTCGGCAAACCTAAAGGTAAATATTGGAGGCGATTACTCATCTAATATCAAAGGTAACGTTTCTCTTGTCGCAGACGGAACAGGTTCACATACCTACACTGGAACTTATACATTAGGTTCTACTGCTGCGATGCAGATTGATACTGCCGCAACACTGAAGGTTGGTTCTGGTGGTGCAATGGATATTGATGGTTCTACTGTTGATATCAATACTAACGGAAGAAGTGCAGTAACGATTGAACCTGCTACGGACTTGGTATTCCTTGACACTGGAACACTGGATACTGGTATTAAGGCATGGAGTATTGAAGAAGACGAATATGACACAGATGGATTCGCACCTACCATTGACGCACCTAAGAGTGCAGAGGTTTTGGATGCACAACCATTTGTTCCATTGACAGATGATGATGAGTTCCATGCAAACGATGATGAACCATTGGGTGAAGATGAGATTCGTGCTGCGGTAACGAATGGACAGATACGTCCATCATCTATGTCGGATTATTCATTCAATGCATTAGAAGGAAGTTACACATTGCAGAATGCTACTAGGGGTGTTATCGCACAACCTAGAATCCCTCAAGATGATAGGGGTGACCATACAACTTCGGACAACCCATACATCTCTGAACCAGAAGCAGGAAACACTTCTGTATCACCAAACCCAACTGACCCATCTAACTATAACCCAGATGGAACATTCATTGGTGGTATCAACTATCGTCTACAGGTTTCACCTAACTTCAAGTTGCGTGATATCTCAAGTAGTGCGGTGGTTACTAAGAATCGTATTGTCCACAATCAACATGGACTTACGGAACAACAGATTATCGACAACCTATCACTTCTTGCAAACAATGTTCTTGAACCAATCAAGGCACAGTATCCTAGTATGTTTGTCACTTCGGCATTCAGAAGAGGTAACGGAAGAAGTCAACACGAAAGAGGACAGGCTGCTGATATGCAATTCAGTGGTGTCGCAAAATCTGATTACTTGGATATTGCAACTTGGATTCGTGAGAACGTTCCTCATGACCAATTGATTCTAGAATTTAAGAATACAGGAACAGGACTTCCTTGGATTCATATCTCATGTAAAGAGTCGGGCAACCGTGACATGATATTCACTATGTGGAATCATGGAAGATATGGAGACATGGGTAGGTTCTATCAACTTGCATAGGAGAGAGTATGCCTGCGGTATCAAGAGTTGGTGACAGTTTATCTACTGGACATGCTTGCACTGGTTCAACAACTATCGCAAGTTCAAACACAGATGGAACTGTAAAAGCAAATGGGATTAATATAATTGTGGTGGGAGCTCCAACAGTATCCCATCCCTTTCCTCCAGCACCCCCATGTGCTCCCCATGTTGCAAACCTAAATGCTGGTTCTTCTACAGTATCCATTAATGGAATTGCTGTAGGGAGAGTCGGTGACAGTGCAGATGCTGGAGCAATGACTTCGGGTTCTGGTGACGTAACAGTCGGGTAATCTGTATAAATAGTTCTAGGAGAATATAAATGGCAGTTAATCCCACAGCATTCTACGATGCATCTGGAACAAACAATTCAAGTAGAAGTTCTAAAGTATATAAGGACTTCAACCTGTCTTTTGCTCGTCACCCTGTAACTGGTGACATTGCAACTTTGTCTGATGCAGAAGCAGTAAAGAGAAGTGTTCGTAATTTGGTGAACACTAACTTTGGGGAACGTCCATTCCATCCAGAGATTGGTTCTGATATTCGTGCTGCATTGTTTGAACCCATCTCACCTATTGTCGCAAACTTGTTGACTAGACATGTAGAGGATGTAATTAATAACTTTGAACCAAGAGCAGAACTATCAAACGTAACTTGTTCTGGTAACATCGACAACGGTGTGTATGAGGTATCAATTGAATTTTATATTGTAAACGCAGAAGAACCACTACAGACAGTGGATATGTTTTTAGAGAGACTAAGATAAGATGGCAACAAAATTACAAGTCACAGAGTTGGACTTTGATGATATCAAGAACAACTTAAAAACCTACATGAAGAACCAAGAGGAGTTCAAGGATTATAACTTTGAAGGTTCTGCACTATCTACACTTGTAGATTTACTTTCATACAATACTCACTATCTTGCTATGAATGCAAATCTTGCTGTGAACGAATCATTCCTAGACACTGCTACTCTACGTTCTTCTGTTGTCTCTCATGCAAAGACTCTAGGTTACACTCCTCGTTCTGCAAGAGCTCCTATCGCATATCTAGATGTTACTGTTAATGTCAATGCTGCAAACGTTCCTTCTGTTACAATGGCAAAGGGAACTAAGTTTTCTACACAGATGGA